GACTGGGTCAAGCTGTTATTTTTAAGACATAAGAGCTGGGTCTTAATACACCTCATAAGTTGAATTATCATCAACAGCATGTCGGTTACTTTTAAGATCACAATAACCAACATCATAAACATGACGCATACATCCTTCGGCAAACGATGGAATCCCCTTTTTTATATCGTCCAAATTTATTTCCAATTTTCGAACAATCTTAGTTATGCACATATCCTTAACCGAATTATCACAAATACGATCAACTATACCAGCCCACGTTAATTTTCCTTTCTGCATAAAAATATTAAACCACGTTACAACTATATCATATGCCTCACGGTTAACAAACATTGTATCAAACGCCATTCCAACAAACCTTAGAGCAATTTCTTCATCAGAACGAACATCACCTTTGCCAATTCCCGTTTTTCGAACTATTCTATCTGTTCCACGAAAAGGTAAAATTTTTGATAAGACTTTGGGGAGTGATAACTGATCACGATCAACAAAATATCGTTGTAAAAAACAAGGACCAGTACCTCCAGGGGGTATAATTTCAGGGAAAGAATCATAAGAATTACGAACAAGATTACCAAATTTATCGGCGACAGAAATTAAGGAGGCATATACTCCAAGAGTTTTGAGAATGAAACAAGTATTAGATTTCAACCAATTTTGAAAATCTTCAGGGCTAACAATTTCTCTCAGCGCATAATGCCAAGAACCCAAATGATCATCACCTTGAGCAATATATGCCAAATGTCCAGAATAAGCTGCCTGGTAAATTTCATTAGCCCAATGTGGATTATCATAAGCACGAGAGCAAAGATAAAAACACCAAGTCCAACAGTTTATCACTGTATTCCCAGTACCAGTATCAAAGGCACCAGAAGGCATCATTCCACAAATTATTTTCCATATCCCGAGAAAAAGATGAGTAAATTTTATACACAAATTCTCTGCTACGATGTGCATAAGCCAACAAAATAAATTCCACTGATCATCGCTATGTTTCTCCTTCTTATAATAATAAGCAGTTCCATGAACATATAACGTTAAAGAAAACATATCAACTGAACAATCAAATGCTGAAAAATCACCTTCAGAAAAATATTGAGTCGGTTCATCATACTTTAAATATTTGGCCAATGTTAAAGCGCCGCCACGCCACCATCTATGACCAATTTTACACATATCACCACGCTCAAACATATGACGGGTTTTTCCAAGAGCGTAAGCAGCAATAAAATTAAAAAAATGGGGAATAAAGAATAATCGAAGTTTCTCCGGTAATTTCTTAATCTCCTCATAAAATTCGTCCATGGATTTACCAACAGGATTGGCACACAAGCCCTCACCTTTAGGAACTCCTTTATGATAAGGATAAGGATTCGGGGGCTTCTCTCCTAACTTAGCTTTACGAATCCAGGACTTAAAAATTTCTTTAACAAAGTCAGCCTGTTCTTTCTTTTTACCACAAGTTACAAAGCGATATTTAATTCCAGTAGACGCCACAGCGTTGAATTTTGGACCAGGCCTAATACCTGATCCAGTATCAGAGGGAAAGGGAATAGCATCAATATCATCATCAGTCAAATTAAAAATTTGGGTACCACGAAGAGCATCAGTACCGCAAATCTTATGATACATTTGTATTCCATTTTTAATAATAAAAGGATTATTCTTATAATGAGTAGAAACAAGATCAGTGCGTTGACACACCTTAGTTAACATTTTAGGTATCTTGTATGGTAATAAGTTTGCCATAGTATAGACAGAGTAAGCTCCGGCAGAACAACCTCCCCAACATTTATTAAAATTAGATGCAGCTCTCATAGCTAAATGTCTAAGAGACGAAACGGGAGCAGCAGGATCATGCTCCCATTTTATTCCAGGATGTCTGACGAATCCAGTCAACGTACGAACTTCCTGCCAAACATTATTAACAAGTTCATGCGAATTAGTTTTCATACCAAATCGCTCATTAAACATTTGTAGATCCAACTCTTTAGCAGATTCCATCAATAACCTTGAAACTACCATCTCCTCACCTTCACTAATATTAGGATAATGAAAGGGTTCCAACATGGGAATTTTTGATTTAGAAGTATGCATTTCAATAAGAATCTCTGTAAGACGTGAATGTTCACTGGCAGTTATAGGACGAATAAGCTCACCACAAATTTCCCAATTAGAACATATCTTAGCTAACATCGAAATTTCCATTTCTTCAATTGAACGACGATGGCTGCCTTCATACCTCGGAATCTTATAAATAACTGGATCAACTGTACCTGGAATAGCCAATTGAACATACAAATCACAAACACAAAGATTAATTGAGAGTTCCTGTGCTTGAACAACACAATTTTCATTACCAGTAATAAAGGACAAACGGGTAAGATTATGTGAATGGATTATAGAATCACATACCATATTAATTATCATTCGTTTATGCATAGTTTTACTGTACGTGAAATAATTTAAAATCGGGTAGCGAACAAATGAACGAGAAAGTCGCTGCACGAATGTACGATAATACGTAGAGGAGTAAATTTTTGGGTATAGAAGGGCACGATGGACGGTGACCCT